GCACCAAGTAGCCGCCCGCGCTGTCCGTCAGCGACATGGCCCGCTCCAGAGCCCGCTGCTCATCGGGGGAGATCATGTGGCCGCGGCCAGCTGCGACCTTCGACCACGCCCGCAGGTACTCCGGCGAGCTGGCGGCCAGGCACAGCTTCGCGATGCGGGCGTCCCCGTCGTCCCACCGCTCGATGATGCTCGTCGCCGCCGCACGCACGCGGTCGTTGGCTCCGCCCATCCTCTCGACCGCCGACAGCGCGCGGGCCCGCAGCTCCTGTCCCACGGCCTCCTTCGACTTGCCGAAGGTACGCACCTCCGACAGGTCCCACGGGTTGCGGAACCGGCAGTCCTCGACGCTGTCGGGGTGCAGGACCGGGTCCAGGTCGTAGCCGTCCCGGCTCGATACCGGGGTCCCGCCCTCGATCTTCACCGCCGCCGGGCCGCGCTGCGTCGCCTGGGTAGCCGAGCGCACCCGCTCCAGCGCGCTCTTGCGCTCCAGCTGACGCCGGTGGTTGTCGACCTCGGCGAACTCCCGGGTCAGCTCGTCGAACGACTGCTCATCCGTCGGAGTCAGGTCGTCCTTCTCGCCGAGCCGTTCCAGCTCGGTCTTGATGTCCTGCAGGCGGATCACTGCCTGCGAGTGGCTGAGTTCCATCAGCTGTCGTCCTTCTGCTCGATGAGCGCCAGCGTCTCGCCCATGAGGCCGGTGATCTCGCGGATCTGGTCTCGCAGGGGGTTGGCTCGCGCAGGCGGTGACGGGTGCCCATCGACGGGCGGCGCGTCAGGGTTGTGCGGCGGGTGCTCGCGCTGGAGCGGCGCGCCGTCGTACTCAGGGTCGGCCGCGGACGGGTGCCCGGTGGCGGGCGGCGCGTCCGTACGGCACAGCAGAGCTGCCGCCACCTCGCGGCGCAGCTCCGGGTCTTCGGGGACCTGCGGGGCCGCGGCATCCCGTGCGAGGGCGCGGCGGATCTCCCGAGTCATGGTGTCGTCGTGCAGGATGCCGTCGGCCACGTCACGGGCGCGGACGCTGACCGACGTGCCGTCGTACGCGGGCCAGCAGACCGGACCCAGCTCGCGGACCTTCAGCTCGATCAGCTCGCGCTGCAGCGGCCCACGATCGCCCGGCATCCACAGCAGATCGAGGACCTCTTCGGGCTTCACCAGCTTGCCGTTGACGTCGCGCCATTCCTCACGGACGACCTCGAACCGGAATGACATGCCGGTGATGGAGCCTTCGGCGATGGCATCCCGCACCGGCTGGATCAGCCAGTTGTCCGATAGCCGGGCCTCCGAGAACAGACCTTCGTCGTCCTCGCGGAGATTTTCGATCCGGCCGATGGGAATGGAGCCGATCAGCGGGTGTCGGCCATGGTCGTACTGCATGACCGGAGTCCGCTCACGGATGCTCTTACGGAAGGCGCCCTTGCGGATGGTCTCGGTGAAGTGGCCTTCCCACGAATCGATCTCCGTAGGCTGCCCGAACACCGCGGCGTACCCGGACAAAGTGCGGCCGTCGCCCTCAGCCTCCCCCTCGGAGCGGACGAGACGGAACGGGGCCGACCTCTGCAGGTCGCGCGCGACGGATTGCAGGGTGCCCATCAGGTCCCCTCCTCAGTAGATGTCGACGCCGGAGCGTCCAATGCCCCGGGCTTCTGCAGCTGCACGGAGAACAGGCCGGTGTGGACCAGCAGGGTGTAGTCCTCGGCCTCGACCGCGGCCACCACGCTCTCCGGGGTGAAACCGGCGTCCACCAGGGCCCGGATCGTGCGGGACTGGATGCCCTGGATCTCCGCGGCGTCCTTGCGGTCCTCCCGCAGGAACGGCACATCGCGGCCGTCGTACCACAGCCGGACCGCGCCGGACCCTCCTCCAGACGGCTGCACCAAGCGGGCGAAAGAGCCAGCCGCGTTCTGCCACAAGGGGTGGATCGTGCCGTCCGCGAACCGGCGCCGGGCCTGACCATAGTTCGAGTAGGTCGCGGCCTTCAGCCCCTCGGACAGTCCGACGATGACCGGAGGGACGCCAGCAGCCGCCGCCAAACGGGTTTCACCGGCCCCCTGGACGGCGGAGAAGTCGAGCTGCTGGAAGTCCTTGCCGACGACCGTCACATCGGCCCCACCGCCGAGGTACAGCGTCTTGTAGGCGTTCTCCACGCCCTTGTGCGTGACGTCCATCTTCGCGACGAACTTCTCGAACGCCTCCGGCGACACCTCGCGCGCCAAGCGGACCACCATGTTCGGGGTGGCCGCATTCTCGAAGAACCGCCGCTTGTGCCCCGCCATCAGGTCATCGTTGGTCGTCTCCCGGATCACCGGCGTCAGCCACGACATGCCCCGGTAGGTCGCCAGCGGATCCGGCACCGGAGCGAAGTGCGCGACCTCCTCCGGCAGCAGCGGCACCGGCTCCCCGTTCCCGACCCCGCCCTCGGCGTAGACGTAGCCCACACGCCTCCAGCCCAGCACCCCACCGCGGAAGTGCCGCTTCTCCAACACGATCTGCACCCAGTCCGGGCGCAGCCGCACCAGCTCGCCGTCAACCTGCGTCCAGTACGCATTGCCCGCCAGGTCCGCATCCTGGATCACCCGGCTCAGCAGATCCTGCGTCGTGCCCCCCACCCACGGCTCTTCGAGAATCCGCAGATCAGGGGTTCCGAACATTTCGGACGCGCGCCCGGCGTTGAGCCGCTGCCACTGAAAGCGGGTCGCCGAGAACACCATCTGGCGGGCGACCATGCACGCCCAGATCACCGGGTTACGCGCGAACAGCATCGCGTAGCCCGGCAGATCCGACGGAGCCCGCTCGGCAACCTGCCCCGGCATGGACTGCTGCACGCCCAGCACCGGCGCGTACGAGCCCAAGCTCATCTGCAGGGCCTGGGCGTAGTCCTCCATCGTGCTGATGGACCGTTCAGGGGCTTCCTGGCGGCCACGTCGAGCCCGCCACAAGCTCGTCACGAGCGCCTCCTCCCGCCGCCATCAGTGGGCTCCACATCGACCACCAGCAGGCAGTAGGCGATCAGCTCGATACCACCCACCATGAGGCTGGCGGGCAGGTCGATCGCCAGCCCCACACCCACCGCGACCATGAAGCATCCGAGGAACAGTCCGGCCCGCGCGCGGGCGGCACGGCTCACCTGTACGCGACCCACGGCTCCGGCACCTCTTCCTCTTCTTCGATCTCGCACTGCAGCCCCCAGGCGGCCAGCGTCGCGGCCACCAGCGGGCTGATATCGACGCTCACGCCCCGACGAGCCCACGCCCAGGCATCACCCAGCGGCCGCTGTCTGGCGCCCGCCAGAGCGGCGGCCAGAGGCGCTTGGTCCAGGTGGACGACCGATTGCTCCGCGACACCGTCGTAGAGCTGGCCGCACGCCTGCGCGACCTGCCGGGCCTTGGGCTGCACCACCTCCACGCCCAGCTCGCGTTCCAGCTCGGCGATGAGCGATCCAGCCGGACCGGAGGCGTCCACCACCCAGCACCGCGGCGACCACCGCTCATGCAGTTCCTTGACGCGCTCGACCAGCCAGCCCATGCCCGGCCGGTGGTCGACCACCTCCACATGGACCGCGCCGCCCGCCCCTTCACCCGCCACGCAGATCGCCGCGTGCGACCGCTCCGGCGTCGCATCGACCGCGAACGCCACCGGATCCGCCGGCCGCGAGCTGCCGTCCGCCAGCGCCCGCCAGGCGTCCTCACCGATGACCTGCCAGGTATCCGCCCCATCGGACGGGTAGTCGCCCACGCCGAGGCGCTCACGCTGGAAGATGCCGCCGCTGCCCAAGCTCGCCCGCTCGTTGCGGACGTGGCCGACGCTGATGCGGATACCGAGCGCGGGGTTGGCCTTCGCCCAGGACGCCGGGTCGTCCGGGTCGTCGTGCTCGGCGCAGCCCGGCCCGCACTCGTCCCTGTGCGCGTCCACCGACCACTCGAAGTACGCCATGGACGGATCCGGCTCCCCGGCCTCCACGGCCGCCTCAGCGCGGCGCCTCAGCCGGGCCAGCTGCAACGAGGGAACACCGATCCCCGCCGATCCGGTGTACCAGATTTGAGGATTCGGTACGGCCGCCATGGTCGGCATGAGCGCGCCCATCGCGTCGTCACCGAGAATCATGGCCTCATCCAGCATGTTGCAGTCGCCGGTGAAGCCTCGGCCGCTGCCGCCGGAGCGGGCCAGGAACCGCAACACCTGGCCAGTGACCAGCTCGATCGCTTCCTCACCCGTGGTTTTCCGTACGCGCAGCACTCGTTTCCGCAGATCAGGGCACCCCATGATGAGCTGTTCGATGCGCCGGAACGCGACGATGCTGGTCTTGAACTCGTGCGCCGAGTGCAGGATCAGCTTCTCGCCCAGCAGGAACAGCCCGGCCAGCTCGCGCGCCTCGATCACCCCGCCCTTGCCGTTCTGGCGAGGGACGTTGACGCACACTTCGAACGCCGACCAGTTGCCGTCCTCCCGCTCACGCAGGCCGATGTCGAGGACGTGCTGCTGCCACGGGTCCAGCTTCAGCCCAGCCAGCGCCGCCAGCTCGACAGCCTCCTGCCCTGCGGAGGACAGCCAGGCGACCGGTGCCGTGAACAGCCGAGGCGTCTGCACGCCCAGCAGCTCAGGCGCCTCGGGCTCGGCGGGCCTCTCGCCTACGAGTGAGGTCATCGAGAGCGTCTCCCTCCTCGCCGACCGGGGCCAGCCGCCGCAGCTCGATCATCACCGCCCGCAGCTCGCGCGCGGCCACCGCTTTCGCGGTGGGGGCGTCGGAGTCGTCCACGGACTGGGCGAGGCTGACGGCCAGCTCGGACAGGCCGGGCGCGTCATCGGCGACGCGCAGTTTGTCAAGCTCGGCGGTGATCGCGTCGCGGACGTCGCCCATGATCACCACCGCCCGTCACGCACAGCTACATCACTCAGAGTGGCAGTCGCTAATTCACTCGAACCTGGTTCCCGGTGAATTGATCTTGAATTTGGGTCACGCAAAAAAC